TTAAATGTTCTTTCTGTGTTCCTTTAGTTGTTCTGAGATCTACATAATGAACCCATGATCTTAATGTACCATTCATGTAAAGTTTAGATTTAGTAAGTCCTTCTGGTAAAACAACTCGAGCTTGTTCTTTTGCTATTCCATTATGTATAGCCCAATTATAAGTTTCTTCTGCTAATGCTCTAACAGCTAACTGTCTTTTGATCCATTTATCATGTAACACATTATTCATATTCAACTCAATAGAGTTTTGTCTGTTCTTTTTATCTTGCATTCTAGCTTCTCTTAAAATAAACATTTCACCCATATTTTTTACATCTGCATATCTTTGACTAAATTCTTGAAAACTAAATGATCTATGTCTAACTATTTGATGTGCTATATCTCTTGTAGTATTGATTTCTAAACAAACATTAACCATTTCTAATGGACTCCAATGTTTATGATCCATTAAATATTTAATTAACTTGTCTGATGTTTCATTATTTAGTTGATTGCTTGGATTACTAACTCTAGCACAATATGCTACTAAGTCAGTTAATGTTTCCATTGGATATGGAGGTTGTGTATAAGATACAAGTTTTACATTAGCCATATTTTCTTTTATCAATTAAATCTTGTTTGTAAATCCTTAAATACCACATAAAACATTCTGGATAGTTAGCAGGATTAGGAACTTCACTGCTAAAGTAACTATTTAAAATATTCCAAATTCTTTTAACGTCTGGATCCATTATATTTTCTTTTTTTTCTTGGTTTATCAGGAATGTGTACAGGACCATTTATATTAAAAAAGTTAGGAGTGTTACCATCAAAGAAACCTCCTCTGTTCATTCTTGAACAAATAGATGCTACTAACTTTCTATTTTTTCCTTCAGCTACATAAGTTTTTGTTTTAACTTCATATATTTTAAAAAGTCTTCCAGCCTTCTTTAGTTCATAGTTAAATTCTAATTTAGTCAAAGTTCAGTTGTCCTATTCTTTCTTGCTTAATTTTATTACCAGAATCAGTCTTATCAAAAATTGGACCATCTAATAAATTATCTTGAGCAGTAGCTTCTACATCATATAACTTCATCTTGTCTCTATCAACACCTACAACAAATCTTTTATTTAAAGTTGGATCACTATATCTATTCTTTAACTGTTTAAATATAGCTTGACCCTTACTTTGTAGTTCGTCTGTTGATATCATAGCTACCATAAAGTCAGCAGTAGCTGGTAATCCAAAACTTTCACTTGTATCAGTTAAATCAGGATCTCCAGATTTAAAACCATCTCTGTTAAGTTGTGTAGCACTTACTATAGGAACATTTCTTTCCACAGCTAGTCCTCTTAACTCTTCAGCAATAGCTTTGATATAAGTATAAGAACCTGTATTCATTCCTGGTTTAATTCTCATACTTGTAGCTATATTTAAATAATCAATGTAAATTATATCAGGTTGGAAGTTTCTTTTCATACTTAGTTCATTAATTAAATGTCTAAAGTGCCCTGCTCCAGCAGTTGCTGTTGGATATTCTTTAACAATTAATTTTCCAGGTGTTTCTTTTTTGATTCGCTCGACCTTTTTAGAGTACATATCTTTAGAAAGGTTGCATAAATCAGATAGAGGTACGTTAAGAAGATTCGCATCAATACGTTCGGCAATCTTCTCTTCCGCCATCTCCAGTGTGATGTATAAGACATTTTTACCATCCATTAAGTTTGCACTTGCCATATGACACATAGCTAAAGATTTACCTACACCAGTACCAGCAAGTATTATATTAAGTGATTTTCTACTTAAACCACCTTTGGTTACTATATTCAACAATTCAATATCAAATGGAATTTTATCTTCCTTTATATGATAGAAGTCATATCGTTTCTCGTAATCATCTAAGAAGTCATGTCCTACATGATTATCAAAAGATACACTTAGAGCTTCACTCAATATATCTGGTATTGCATTGTTGGACTTTTTTTTATCTTTACCATCTATAATACCAATACTTTCCATAATAGCATTATAAACAGCTTTCTCTTGACAAAACTTTTCAGTCTTATCAACAAGCCATTGAAGATCAGGTGCTTCTTCAACAACTAAATCATTAACTATCATTCCACAACTTTTAAACTGATCATCATTTAAACTCTTATCATTATCTAACTCTACAACTAATGCTTCTTTAGTTGGAACTTTATTATATTTGTCTATAAATTCTTTTATCTTCTCAAATACTATTTGTTCATTTATATCTGCGAAATATTCTTTATTAAGGAAAGGAATAACCTTTCTTGTATAGTCTTCATTATTAACTAATTGTTTCAATACTATATTTTCTATTCTCATCTTTTTAAATCACATACCTCTCTACTAACAAAGTGATAATAAGTACTCATAATATACTTAGGTTTATATTTTGGTTTTACTCCTTCATGAGGAAACATCCACATAGGAGGAAAGCATAAACAGTTTCCTTTAATTGCTTCAACTGTTGCATTCTTAAAAATTGTACCAGCTTCGCTATCGTTTAAGTAAAATAAAAAAGCTAGATACCTTGTACAAGATTCTTTGTTTGCTGCATCTATATGCCAAGGAAAACTATGATCTTTACCAGGGTCATATCTTTTAATTCTAAAATTTTCAAACGCTCTTGTCTTAGGAGTCATTCTTTCTTTATCATACAAATCAAGATACTTTGTACCTAACATATTAACATGTTTTGTTAGTCCGGATCTCATTGGATCATCTTCAGCTAATTCATATTGATCAAAGATCTCCTGATCTGTATGTTCTTTAGCATGATCATCAAACTTCTTTATTAATATATCACACACATCTTCAGCTAATGCTTTTTCGAATACATGTATCATTCAATCTTTTCCATTTTATTTTTTATAACTATATCAGTTAAGATATCACCAATAGTGTTGATGAAGTCTTTCTCATCTTCAGGTAAATTAACTTTACCTTCAATAATATTATACTCAAACTTTAGTTTAAAGTTTTCAACATCTTTAAGATCAACTTTTTGATAAAAGTATTGTACACCTTTGTACTTACCTTCTAGTATCTCTATGACTGCTGTATCAACCGGCGACAGCTTGTCCAGATACTTGATCTTCGGTATTTTCCTCTCTGACATAATCCCCATATAAAAATTCTTGTGGTGCAACTTTCTCTAACTGTTCCATGATATCTTTAGTAAAGTATTTTTCTGGATCAGCATTTATAGCTTTACCAAATACTTTTGCTCCACCAGGAAGTTCATATCTTGTTGACACTTTCTTAATAATATTATACTTCTCAGCTAAATCTAATAAACCATAATATCTGTCAAGACCTTTATCATAAGTTAATCTGACTTCTACCACTTTGTTTTCTTTTGTAAATCTTGACTTAGCCATCTTTACTTTTATAATATTACCAATAACATCTGTTCCATCTTTTTCTTTCTTTTTAGTTAAGAAACAAATAGTAGAAGCAGCATATTTTAGTCCGCTTCCTCCAGCCATTTCTTTTGTAGGAATATAACTACCAACTACATCATAGACATGATTAGTAATTAATAATGGAACATTTACTTTTGCTAACTTTAGATTAAGTACTCTAAATGTAGCTTTTAAGGTTGCAGCCTTAGTCATATCTCTAGTTTCGCTACCAGCAGTAGTATCTTCCAACTCTTTTGTACTACTTAACTGACCAAGGCTGTCTAACACCATCATCATAGGTGGTCTGTCTTTCTCATTAGACTTTGCATAGTTATCAATAATCTGAATTGCTGTATGTCTAAACTTTTGTATTGTTTCTGGTTCTGATATTATAACTCGTTTAGTATCAATACCACGAGTACTCATCATCTCTTTTGTTACAGCTGCTTCAGTATCGAAATAAAACACAGCACCGCTGGGATGGTCATCAAGGAAGCGCTTAACAACACCGAGAGCAAAGAAGGTCTTTCCTGTTGCTGACTCTCCGGCAAATGCAGTAATTTTATTATTAGGGACACCACCGTATAAGCTCCCAGACAAAGCAGCATTAAGCACATAACTACCAGTGTCGACACATCCGCTAAACTGTGAAGAGCTAAGTCCATCTTCTGCAATGTTGGTGTTTTCATCATTCAACTCCTTCACCATATTTCTAAAATAATCTGTCATAATATAAACTCCTTATTCACTATTATATAATCATTCTTTTTTTAAGTCAACATTATATTTAAAACCTAGTGGACTTAATTCTTTTTTTTCATCTTTAGGTTTTGGTTTGAAACCTACATGACTTGTCTTTACCATTCCTTCTGAAGGAACTGTTATATTCATTTCTCTCGGTGGTTCTTTAGCTTCTTCTTCTAACTTAATCTCAGACCATTCTTCTTTTGTAGCATCAGCAGCTTTTGTAATTCTCATCTTCTTAGGTTTACCCATGACTTCTTTAAATGTCATGTTAGCTGCTACAATTAAAAGTACAGCTAAAGGATCAAACACAAAGATAATTGTAATAATAATCCATCTAACAGCTCTTTCTAATAATGTCTTATCTAATTCATCACCATATATAAAAGCTGCAATATATTTTATTGGTCCTACTTCTGCTTCAAGTTCTAATTGTTCTTTATCTAACTCTAACTTCTCAACAGACAATGTATCTATTTTATTATATGCTTGATCTATAATATTAGATAATGTTGCTCTTTCGTCATTCTGAGATTCACGAACTGCAATAGCACCACTTGGACCTCTAATTCTATCATAATCAATTAATACTTGTACTGTTTTATCTAACTGTGCAACAACCGTTTCAGCATCA